GATTCGAGAAACTGAGACTCTTCGTTAGTCATTGCGATTTTTGAGAATTTACCGCCGCCGTCGATAATAGCAGTTTTAGCAGCGTTAGTTACTCCGCCATAACTTTGACGCCATATTTCGGCGATTTGTGACATTTCGGCGGCGCCGACCGTGTCGGGATATTCGATGATACCAGCGATGTTTGCGACGTTACTAAATGTTCGCGCCGCTGTTTGTTGTAATGCTATTGATAATCCCACTGATTCTGCGAGTAGTGCGATCGGACTAATACCAACGTAACCGTTGCCTGACATCCCTTTGATGTGCAACATGTCCTCTTGCCGCACCGGAATGCCGGCTGATTCTTGCAACAGCGGGTGCGAAATCATGTAAAACACGCGGCCATCGGCCATGAGACACACGCTGCAACTATCCGGCGAAATCGGGACTAGAAACGCTGGCGTTCCGTCGTTGTTTCTGATAATGACACAATATGCGTTGCCGCGTAGTGCATATGACGATGCGAGGAAACTGATTGCATCATACTTGCCTTGCCACATGTTCCAACGCCGAAACAATTGATTCAGCGGGTGCACGATAGTTTCAAAACAGTTAGTACTAGTTTTGCGCTCAACGTTCAGTGACATTCGCGCGATGTCTTCGGAGATCACACGAGTGGCACAATAAATTGCGGGCACTGTCAGTGCTGTGAACGGTGTAACGGCTACACCAGAACTGGACAACGACGGTCCGAAGAAACGTCCAGTCGCAGGATCGCTAGACCAACCTGAGCCGGACTTTTGAGTGATTACACCAGCGCTTGGTTTTTGTTGATTTGCGCGTAATTGTGCACGTCGAGATTTACGGCTCATAAAATATTACAATGCTTATATCTGATATAGTCTCGGGTGTTGGAACCCCGTATTAAAATACAAAAATCGTTCGCTTTGGTTTTTCTGCGAATCCGTATTCAATCGCAAGCGCCATTGCTATAATAGTTGCAACTGCAAGATCAATCTTATTCGATGGCACTGATTTTCTCGGAAACCAGTTTGCGTTACGATCTTCAACGAAACCGACGTTTGACATACACCAGTCGAGAATCGGATTATTGTGATGCAACCTTCCTTGTAACGTCAGCGAAAGAATAGCTTTCATGGGTTCTGATAAACTACGAACGTTCATCGGAACTTCAACCATTTTGATATTTTCAGCAATCATCCGTTGTGCTAGTTGTTGAGCGTGCCATGGATCATAACCAACGTTTAGCACCTGGAAATCTTTAGAATCCTGTATCAGATCGCTTTCAATCTCTGCAAAATCTGTGACTTCACCGGGTGTAACCGTTAGTAAGTTCTGCCGCTCCCAACCTTTGTACTGACTATTACCAGACGTTTGAACGGCTAGTTCCGGTAGATAAGCTGTTGGGAAAATATAGTAATGGAGCTTACCGTCGATCATCCGTGAGAATATTTTGATTTTAGCAGCAATATCAGACCGTGTTGCTAAGTCTAATCCGATGTAGCATTGTTGACCTTTGAATTGATCTATCGTTAGATTCGGATCATGCATCTGATTCCATTTTGGCATGTCCATCCAGGCACTATCGGCGTTGCACCAGACACAAAGATGTTTGACTAAAAACGAGTTTACGGCAGATGGCGTAACTTTAGCTTTCTCGGCAAGCTGTGAAATAACTTCGGGCATAACCATTCGACCGAAACCCGGATTAGCTGCTTTCCAGACGTTTTCATCTGCAAAGTTTTTTTCTTCACCGTCGGGAGCGCAATAGATAATACCCCACGTCGATTCGTCTATATGTTGTTTTTGAAGGATTTTGGTAATATACGTCCGGAGTTCATACGCCGTGTTAAATCCTGCGGTACCGACTACACACATTAACGAGTTATCACGTTTTGCTGTTCCTGTCTCTAAACTCTCATAGAGTGTTCGTGTTGGAAATGCCCAACATTCATCAAAAAGACAAAAATGTAAATTTTTACCGTCAGATGTTTTAGCGTCTGCTGATATTGGATTAAACCGTGATGCTGTTTTGCGTTGTATTATTGAGTGTGCAAGAATCTCAACGCCTAACGCCTTCATAAATTTTGGCTCACGACGCGCCATTTCAGCAGCAGCTAACCAACTGATTTTTGCAACATCTCGGCTAGTCCCTGCGGCAACACACTGCGCCCCGCCCTCGCCGTCACATGCCAGCATCCAGAGGCTCAGGAGCGCGCCCATCGTGCTCTTGGAGTTACCACGCGGTATTTCAAGCAACATGCGGCGGAACCGTCTCTTGCCGTCCCTTTCGCCGCCATCACATAGCCATCCGAGGACCGAGAACACAAACATCTGCCAGGGCATCAACTCGATGTTCTGTCCGGTCAACGGTCCCTCGAAAATATGGAACGTCTCACAAAATCGGCAGAATTTATTCAACGCGGCTTCTGAGAATTTGTATGGGAAACCCGGTGTTGATTGTCTCTGAAGATCGTCTAGATGGCGTTGGCAGCTGAGGATGGTCCATTTTGACGCATAGATTTTACCTGATACTATATCACGGCAATATTGTTCGGCTGTTGCTGCATAGTTCTTTTGCGCCATCAGTTCACAAATTCAGCGTATAGATTGTCAGTATCTTTTTTGTCTGGTGTTGCAGATAGTCTCGTGCGATCAACTGGTGTCATTCCGAGTTTAGATAGACACGTGACTAATAGTGACATTTCGTTTCCATGCATATTCTCACGTCTGCGCATTTTCGCCATGATGATACACGCGGTTTCCGCAACCCAGCGGTCGGCACCTGTCAACACTCCTGGGAGGGCGTTTTCTAGTATTTCTTTCCAGCATTTTTTTTCATCAGCCGCAAAATACTTTGGCGGATTACCAAATGGATTTTCAGATTTCGGTGTGCCTGTTCTGCGACGATTTGGGTTTTTATCCCATGCTCCGGTGATTACGTGCAGTTCGTCGGGGAGTCTTGGCCGTGCCATAGGTTAATCTCAAAACTAAAAATTATGTGGATGCGTAAAAAGAGGGACCGTGCGGTCGATGTAGACGTAGCCTAGACTTTTTGGGGTTGCCCCTATACTTGTAGACTATGACTGCAACTTATCATCGTTAGTATGTAGTTGTTGATGGCATGATGGACAAACTGAAGTCAGATTTGACATTGTTAATCGTAACTCAGGATTAGTATCAACGTGTTTAATATGATGAACTATTGATGCTTCAGTAACAACATCATTTACATCACATAGTTCACACAGTGGGTTCAATGATAGTTTGAGTTTACGTACACGTTGCCATTTGTAATCATAACCACGTTCTGTTGATGATACTCGCCATTTATCATACTGATTGTGACGGTCAACAGAACGTGATGTATGTAGAGTTGGTGGACGTTGTGGCATCTGTTATTCATCACTATTATCAAACGGACTATAACTATCAATACTCGCAACGTCTGTTAACGTTGATACCAACTCTGACTGACGATACTCTAGTGACGCACGCTTCTTAAACGCATTAAGACAGACTGTTGACATATATGCAAAAGCATTAGTGCCAACCGTCGGATCAAATACACGCCACGCGGTGCACATTGTCATCAATGCGTCCGATTTACATTCGTCGATGGCGTAAAACTGTCTCCATGCAATGCTTCTGCTATAGTTTTCAACCAGTTGCATACACAGCGTGGCCAGACGATCTGTCATGCGGTTTCGCTCGCGGGACTTCTCAATCTCGCTCAATAGTTCTTGATTCTCAACTCGCATTGTGTTTTTCTTCGCCATGGTTAATATAGTTCATGGCGTTGGAACTACTACTATCAACGTGACATGGGACTTCCAAATTCTTCGCGAACCGCTGCAATGATCTGATAAACCGTTTGCGTGCAGTGTGATGCGATTTGTGTATAACGCGTCCGATCGCCGAGTAAGAACAACGTAGGCCAATAGACGCTACGAGATTGTTATAATCTTGTGCGCCGATGTCTTCTCGGAATACACCTAGGACTACCAACGCATCACGCCGAATGTGTTCGATCGGATTGATTGCATCGTCGTAAATTTGTTGAAAAAACAGTGCACATTCGTATTCGCCGGCCGTGATTTGTCCGAGTTGAAACAGTGTCTCTAGTCGATTATTGTAGTTCATTATTTTGTACTCCGCATTGCAAGTATTTCATCACGTGCCTGCCGCAGCATCTCTAGAGCCTTGTCGCAAGCGTCCAGTGCAGCGTCTAAATGAGCGTCAAAATCAACGTCGCGTTTAAGTGCATCACTTAGAGCGTGTGCACGAACGTTTTTGAGAGATTCATGTGTGTTCATGATTGTTGTCTTTCGTTGCAACTCCGGAGTTATTTTGAAACTCCGGGTTGCTATTGTTGTTATTGTTATTGATTATCGTGTGTGACGGTCGATGCGAACGTATGGCATGTTAGCTGCGGCCATGGTCCGAGAGACTGTCGGTTGCGATACATTAAACTGTTCGGCGATAAATCGTTGCGAAACTCGCCCGTACAATGCAACGATCGCGTTGCGCATCTCTGTTGTTAGACGTTTGCCGCCGACGTATTTTCGACGGTTGCGCTGCTGTTCCGTGCGGGTTGCCCAACGCACGTTGCCGGGCTCATAGTTGCCTTCGTTGTCG